TGACTTGAATCTTAAGACTCCAACACATGTATACATTCTACACGTACTTGTTCGTGCTACTGGTTCAAAAGACAAGACATTAGAGTTGATGCTTGCTGGCGCTGAAAAGGGTCAATTACCAAACATCATATTTGACAGCACTTTCAAAGAAGTTTCAGATATGACAGATGTTTTGCCAAAACTTTTTGTCGCTGGATATGAACCAAAGAACATTCACGTATCTTGGGTTCTGCAAAATTATGAAATTGCAATAAAGAATAACAAAACTCGCCCTAGAGTTGTGCCAGAAGATATTTTATTTGCGACTCATGTGGGTGCGGCACAAACCATATACAATCTTGTGACAAATGGCATGCCTGATGGTGTACAAGGCGGTATTTATGTCATTTTAAATAATCCAGAGAATACAATTTATGTACTTGACCCAAAAACAAATAAACCATACAGAGACAAGAGAGATGATCCTGTTATTAAAGACTTCAAATACTTGACGCTTAAAGAACCAGGAAAGCCTACAAAGACAGAACTTGATGTGAAAAAACAATTGCTGACTTGGATTAAAGACAATGTTCCTCCGGGTTCAGTAGACACATCAGAGTTAGACAGACTATGAAAAAATTTAAACATTTTATACAGGGCACTACTGTTTCACAAGAAGAGTGGGAAGAAGACGTTTACGGTCCAGAATTGATTGAGACACTTAAACAAGTAGATGGCAGATGGGCGTTAGTTTCTAAGAAGACTGGTAGACCTTTGCGCTACTACAAAGGTGAAGGTAAGCCATCAGACGAATGGATTGCTCAACAAGAAAAAGAAATTCAGTACTTTAAGAACATGGGATAATTGATGAGAAATTTTATTGGTCAAGATGGATTTGTTTGGTGGATTGGAATCGTTGAAGATATTGACGATCCATTGACGCTTGGCAGATGCAAAGTGAGATGCTTTGGATATCATCCAGCAAAGTCAACTAATTTAGTTCCGACTGCCGATTTACCTTGGGCACTATCTATTCACCCTTTAAATACTCCTAATCTATATGGAACTCCTAGACTTGGTGATTGGGTCTTTGGATTTTTCTTAGACTCATTGTCTGCACAAGAACCAGCAATCTTAGGATATCTTCCTGCAATCCCAGAAGCGGCTTCAGAATACTTTGGTACTGCATCAAGTTTAACAAGAAACTTTGCAAGTGTTATTGATAAAAATGATGTTTTGTGGGAAGTAAACAATGCTAAGATTAGAATAGCAAATACAAGCAATGTAACAATACAATCTTCAAACACCATTACTATTAATGGCAATGATTTTTCAATTATGTCTTCTAACAATAGTGTTATAACTTCAACTAAAAATTTAACGTTGAACGGAAGCAATAATTTAATCTTTTCCGATAGTGCAAATACCACTACACTCAATGCATTGCTTTTGAGAATATCAACGATTGAAGATAGATTGAATACTCCAACGACTGCACTGGTGCCTAATACAGCAATCACAGTCATAACAGATATCTAAAATCATAGGCTACACAGTAGTATAGCACTATGTCAAGCAAATGTCAACATTTTATAAGGAAATAATAATGACGAATCACGAAAACTTAGTAAATTTATTTGATGCATATCTTGCAGAGAACGATAAATTTCAAAGCAAAGGCAATAAAGCCGCAGGAACTAGAGCAAGAAAAGCATTAGCAGAACTTAGCAAAGCAACAAAAGAACGTAGAAAAGAAATTCAAGACGCTAAAACGGCAGAACAACCAACATAAATAAAAGAAAAAAATGGCAGATATCGCATTCTACAAAGACTTAGGTTTAGATTTCACCCCACATCCGGTGACGGGAGACGTTCGCCCTATAACAAATGAAGTTTCGATTAGAAGGTCTATAATGAACCTTATAAAAACCAAAAAAGGAAGTAGACCATTTAATCCTACATATGGATGCGATATCTCCAGTTATCTGTTTAGTTATGATCCTGGATTTTCAGAATATAACATAAAAGAAGAATTGACTAGAGCAATAACTCAGTTTGAACCTAGGGTTGTAGTGCGAGGAGTTGAACTTGCTTTTAGTGATGGTGGTGCTGGTATGGACATAAGAATCCAATATGTAATACGAAATGTTAATACACTTGACACTTTAGATGCAACAATAACAAGGACGGCATAATGGCCATAGATAACAATCTAAAAATCGATGAACTTAGTTTTGATGGAATTAAATCTAATTTTAAAAACTATTTAAAATCTCAAGACCAGTTTAGAGATTATAATTTTGATGGTGCAGGCATTTCTGTATTGCTAGACCTGCTTGCCTACAATACATACTACAACTCTTTCTACCTTAACATGGTAGCATCCGAATCTTTTCTCTCTACTGCACAAAAAAGAAATTCAGTTGTCAACTTAGCCAAGTCTTTAAACTATACACCAAGATCAACTACGTCTGCAAGCATCACAGGTACAGTTGCTTTAACTGTTACTGGTAGTCCAGCGTCAGTTTTAATTCCTGCATATACAGAATTTTCAGGAACTATTGAAGGAAAAACTTATACATTTTCTAACGTTGAGTCAAAAACAATTTTCAATAGTTCTGGTGTTTATTCTGGAAGCCTTTTTCTAAAAGAAGGACAACTAATCAAGACAAGATATACAGTACTGACTTCAGATGCCGAACAGAAATTTTTAATACCTAATGCAAATATTGATACGTCAACATTAACTGTTTCGGTATTAAATTCTTCTTCAGATAGCACATCAAGAACATTTGTTCCGGCTGAAAATTTAGTAGAATTAAGCATTACATCTCAAATATATTTTATAGAAGAAGTTGAAGATGGTCAGTATCAAGTCAAATTTGGTGATGGTACATTTGGTATTGCATTAGACGATGGTAATGTTGTTGTATTGAGTTATCTTGTTTCCAGTGGAACTTTAGCGAATGATATTAATGCATTGACATATTCCGATACAATCACAAACGTTACAGCCGCAACCTTTACCGCAGCCGATCCTGCAACTGGCGGTGCAGATAGAGAAACAGTTTCTCAGATTAAATTCAACGCACCAAAAATGTATGAAGCGCAAAATCGTGCAGTAACTGCCGATGACTATAAAGCATTGTTATTAAAACAATCTACTGTAGACTCTGTTGTTGTTTGGGGTGGAGAAGACAATGATCCACCAACTTATGGTAAAGTTTACGTTGCAATTAAACCAACAACTGGTGAAGTTTTAACGCCAACAGAAAAGAAAAACTTAATTAATTCAGTAATTAATCCTAAAAAGATTTTAACAATCTCAACTGAAATTGTTGATCCGGAATATTTGTACATCATCATAGACTCTACTGTTAAGTACGAAGCAAATAAAACTATTTTATCCTCTGATGATTTAATTGATTTAGTTACAAGTACAATACAATCTTACAACACAGATGAGATAAATCAATTTGGAAAATATTTTAGATATTCTAAATTATCACGTTTGATTGATATGTCCGAAGCATCTATATTGAATAATGACACTTCAACGCTAATGAGAAAAGAACTAAACGTCCAGTTGAATGTTCCGACAAAATATGAAATTAACTTTTCAAACGCAATTGATGCAACTACAAATGATAGACCATCAACCCATCCGTTTGGTGTAGGAAATAAAATTTATTCTAATGTGTTTAGCTATGCTGGATATAACGATTGTAAAATTGAAGAAAACGATGGTATCATTAGAATATATCGAACAGAAAAAAATGAAAACATCGGCGTATTATTGAATGCTGGAACTGTTAATTATACAACAGGAAAAGTAATTTTAAATAGTTTTACGCCAACTGCGTTTGCTGATGGTGGTAATACGTTGAAGTTAACTGCATCTCCAGCAGAAAAAGATATTTTACCTTTAAGAAATCAAATTCTTTCTATTCGTTCAGCAGACATAACTGTGAATATGATAGATGACAAATCAATCAGTCTTGTAAATAGATAAAAGATGGACAATAATACATTTAATCCCGCATTAGGGATAAGTAATTTTTTCCCTGATGATGTTGCATCGGAAAATTTTTTACTATTCTTAAAAGCATATTATGAGTGGTTGCAGACCACAAAAATATCATTTTCTAGTATCACTGGCACTTTTGTTCGTGATGAAATTGTTATTGGTTCCACTTCTAAATCAACTGGCGTCATTAAAGAAGTTAGTACAGATGGAAGCGTAGTAATAAAATCAACATCTACAGTATCATTCGATAGATACGAAAATATTGTTGGTCAAACTTCTGGTGCAATTGGTACCGTATCTCAAGTAAAAGATAACGTTGTTAGAAAAACTGGAAAATTAATTGACTATAGAACAATTGATAATTCAGTTGACAAGTACGTTGACTTTTTAAAAGAAGAATTATACGACAATATTCCTAAAAACGTATATGGTAATGCAAAAGACATTGCATTAAGATATAAAGATTTGTATCAATCTAAAAGTAACGAAGAATCATATCGCTTTTTATTAAAGCATCTTTACAATCAAAGTTCTGAATTCTATTATCCAGGAACAGATTTACTTAGAATATCTGATGGTAAGTTTGAAAAGACACAAGTTATTAGGTCTGCAATTAATGGTCAAATTTTTAGCTATATCAATAAAACTATAGTTGGAAAGTCTAGTGGCGCTTTGGGTAATGTTGTTGACATTAGAAAATTCTTTGTGGGATCAATAGAAATTGCAGAAATGACACTCACACTAGTTGATGGCGTTTTTGATACGGGTGAAACTATTGAAGTATTGGATGATACCTCAATTGCAAACACTACTCTGTACGGAATGATTACAGGGTTTACTTTAAATGATGCTGGCTCTGGATATGAAGTTGGTGATACAGTTTCAATTACTGGTAACGGAAGTGAGGCTCAAGCAATTGTCGCATCAATCAAGCAATCACCAATCACAGCACTTAATGTAAATTCGGTTGGACATGGATATCAATTAAACACTACTGCAACCGTCAATAACTCTGGAACAGGTGGTTCCGGTTTAATCATTCGTGTTACTGGATTAGCAAACACATACACAGTAACAAGTGGAGCAAACACATATACTGTTGGTGAAGTTTCTCAGGTTTCAATTATCAATCGTGGATCCGAGTACTATAAAAAACCATCCGTTACATTAGAAGATGCAGTAATTTCATCTCTAGGTTTACTTTCTGAAAATCTAATTACAATTAGCAATGCGGGTACAAATTACGGAGTCGGAAACACTTTAATATTTACTGGTGGATCTGGTACTAACGCAGCCGGCATTATTGCGTCTGTTGTGGAAACTACAACATACGATTTGAAGTTTGAAGATGGCACCAAAATGATTGCCGAAACAGGCAAAGATATTGTCAAGAATGAGGATTGGAGTATATTAGGCGCAATTTCAAGAATCGAATTGACAAATTATGGCACAGGATATACACCAACAAGTTTACCAACAATTACTGTTTCTACGACAACAGGTTCTAGCGCAAACTTAATTGCGACAAATATTCAAGGTAAGAGTGCGAACGTTAGTATTGACGTAGCAAACAATGCGACAGGTATTGGATCGATTCGTGAAATTACAGTTAAAGATTTTGGTATCAATTACACCACAGCGACTGCAAACGTTTCTTCATATGGTGACGGTAACGCAAATTTAACTCCAATCATTTCTGGGCTTGGGATTAAAGAAGGCAACTGGATTAGTGATGATGGTAAAGTAAACTACAAAAAAATTCAAGACTCATACTACTATCAAGACTTTTCTTATGTTATTAAGAGTGGTCTAGTATTCAGCGCATACAAAGATACAGTAAAAAAATTATTACATCCGGCCGGTTTACAGGCGTTCGGTGAAATTTTATTATTCACTACTTTAGAAGTGACGCCAGATTTTGTCCTGAGAACCCAGACTTTACGTGAATATATTATTAGCATATACGATGAATTCTTAACCGATGCGAATATTGCAACTTCTCAATATCATTGGGAAGTTAAACAAAAATCGTTTGCTGATGTTACTTCACCATTATTAAATTCTAAAAAATATGTTGTTAATTTAGTTCCTGGTGGAGATAGAACAAAAAGTGTTGCAAATACTTCTGCATATAATTATTTTGAAATTGTTGTCAACTCGGTTGATACGTTAGATTCAACTTTAACGGAAATTAGTGCGCCTTTACGTAAATATGTTTTGTCCATAAAAGATACAAGTCTTCAAGATATCGCAACATTTTCTTCTAGTAAATTTACTAAATTCAGCACGAATAGCACAAATACATTTATATCTGTTTCCGACAAACTTACATATATTTTACCTGCACAAGCCAATTCTGCTACGGAAGCATATTTGGGACATAGGATGGTATATTTACTTCCGGAAACTAGTGTCTCTGCTGGATACAGTCAAACTTTGGGACAAACTACAATTGCAGAAGTTCAGGATGAATATTTCTTTAATTATTTTCAAGAAAATGAATTTACAACGCCCGTATTGTTTACCGATGCGACCTTTGATACTTTCTATGCAACATATTCGGAAATTAGCACAAAATATGACATAATTTCACCTGGAACAGTTTCGAATGTGTCTAGTGATGCCGTATCATCTAAACTCAAATACGAACACATATTGCATGAAGATACGTCTACAAATGACATTTCTAAATACTTAGTAGAATATAGAACGTCAAGCAATGCAACATTGTCATTTGCTAATAGCGCATATGCAAGCCAAGCTAAAATTTCAGGCACGGTATCCTCAATTACAACAACATTTGCTAATGTTGCTGTTGGTGCATATGACAGTTTACCAATATCGACAATTTCTGGCCGAACGTTTAATGACGTTGCTTCTGTTGTTATAGGAAGTGGCACATCGTTCACTACAGAATTTATTCATGATGATATTTTCATTGCAGATAATCAGTATTTTATTGTAGATGGAATCGCAAACAATACATACATGACAGTAGACGTTCCGGCAACACCATCTTATTCCGGAGTTTTTGCATACAAACAGATTTCAACAATACAACTACAATCGTTTGATGGTACAAATATAACATTTGACAATCAGACTTTCACTTTCGATAAAGGATAAAAAAAATGTCTAAACTAGTTATTGGTACAGGAACAGCCATCAATGATGGTACAGGCGATCCTCTCAGAGATGGTGCTATAAAAATTAATTCTAATTTTAGTGAAATTTACACAAACTTAGGTAATAATTCATCATTGTTGTTTGCGGTTAACTATACAACGCTCCCTCTTGATAGTCAAGTATTGCAATATAGTTCTGCTACAGGAAAATTTGGATTTAGTTATAGTGGCGGTCAAGGCAATACAGGGCCAACTGGTGCCACAGGACCAACAGGAGCCACTGGTGCCACAGGTGCCACAGGAAATACGGGTGTGGGTATTTCTACCGCAAACATAGTTAGTAATAATTTAATTATCACATTAAGTAATACTGCAACAATTAATGTTGGCACGGTTGTGGGTACAACTGGCGCCACAGGCGCTACAGGAAATACCGGTCCACAAGGACCCACAGGAAATACTGGTCCTGCTGGTGCCGGAAGTGGTGACGTAGTTAGTGCTGGCGGCGCATATGTTGATAATTCTATCGTAAGATACGATGGAACTTCTGGCACTACTATACAAAAAAGTTTAGTGACAATTGCTGATAATGGTGCAATTACAGCGCCACTTGCAAGTAGTATTATTTCATTTAATTGGGCAAATACATCCGTATTTCCGAGTGCCGCAACTTATCAGGGTGCAATTGCTTACAGTAATACTACTGGTTATATGTATTTTGCAGATTCAAGTGCATGGGTTCAACTTGCCAAATATACTGATATAACTTCTGGACCAGCAGGACCGACAGGAAATACAGGAGCCACTGGCGCTACGGGACCAACAGGAAATACAGGAGCCACTGGCGCTACAGGTGCAACTGGATCACAAGGAATACAAGGAATACAAGGAATACAAGGAATACAAGGAGCCACAGGAAATACTGGTCCTACTGGCGCTACAGGTGCAACTGGATCAGCGGGAGCCGCTGGCGCTACAACATTTGCCGCACTTACTGATAATGCTAGTCTTACAGTAGATAAATTTTATCTGCCTGCTATTACAAGATTAGCAGTTACTGCAAGTGGATCGGCAGCATATTTGTTTGACCAATACAGCGGAAATAATCCAACTATATACGCTATCAGCGGCACTACTATAGCATTTGATCTGGGCACTGGTGCTTTGAGTAGTCATCCATTTTTGATTAGATATTCTGGCGCAAACTATGACACGGGATTAACACACGTAACTAGTGCAGGAGTAGTCACAACGGGATCGGCGGCTCAAGGTAAAACTTCAGGTACATTGTATTGGAAAGTTCCAGCAAACATAAATGGTAGTTATGGCTATCTTTGTTCTAATCACGGAGGCATGATAGGTGTGATTAGCATTAAAGACATATCTGCTATCTGACAACATGACAATTAATGTTGACTTTACTTACAACCACAGGAGAATACAATTCGACTGTGACAATACAGGGACCGTGCGGTGTAATACTGATAAAAGATTTGGTTTGGGTGCCGAAGGACAGAATGGATTTGTTGGAAATATATTATTGGGAATCGTGGGCGGTGCTACAAGGAGCGTATCATTGCTGTTTTTCAATTCCTGGTAAAGTTACGCTGTTGCCACCAAATTAACCAAGGTGTTAAGTGTGCCAACATCATAACGAACCACATTGCAGGCATTTGCCAATCGTGTCCGCAAATTGCACTGGGCATAGAGAGACTATAAATAAATCCTATAAAGAATAGGATTGAAGGTGACAATGTTAAGAATTTATAAATGGTTTTCATATAATTATTTAGCATATTAACATTAGAGATAGCGTAAAAAACGAAAAAACTTTGTATAAATAAGTAAATGAAAAACAACTTAAGTACAGTATTCACAAGGAGAAACCCACATGGCATCAATAGTAACAAGTAAGTTCAGAATTCATAATGCACAGCAATTCTATGAATCTTTTTCAGAAGCGGCAAATACGATTATGTATTTGTTTGTCGGTAAAAATACTGCATTCGCAAACGACAACTCTCCCCCAACTCCAATAAATTCGACAGCTAATATCGAATATACTCCATGGCGTGATATGTATGGCGTAAAACGCATTCAAAGTGCTGACGTAACACATGCAGTTCCACGTTATGATTGGACAAGTGGTACAGTCTATGTTGCATATGATGATACAAGTACAAGTCTTTTAACAGACACATTCTACGTTATGACAGAAGATTATAACGTTTACAAGTGTTTATTCAATAATGCCAGTGCGGCATCAACAACAAAGCCGACAGGAACAAGTTCTGCTAGATTTACAACAGCAGACGGATACATTTGGAAATTCATGTATACAGTTTCTACTGCTAAAGCACTTAAATTTTTGACTAGCGACTACATGCCAATTCAGACATTAGCATCTGATGATGGAACAACTCAATGGAGTGTTCAGGGTGCCGCAGTTGATGGTGGAATTGAAGTCATCAAGGTTACTTCTGGTGGTTCTGGATATGCTACTGCACCAGCCGTTACTATTACAGGTGATGGTACAGGCGCTACTGCAAATGCAACAATTACCGCTAACGTAGTTACAGCAGTTACAATCACAGCGGCCGGTACTGGATACACTAAAGCAAGTGTGTCTTTTGCTTCTGGTGCGGCAGCGGCTACAGCAATTATCTCTCCACGTTATGGTCATGGCGCTGATCCTATTGAAGAGTTGGGCGCAAAATATATTATGATTAACGTTCGTTTAGATGGTAGCGAATCCAATACAATTTCTACAGCTAACGAATTCCGTCAAGTTGGTATTATTCGTGATCCATATTTGTTTGGCACGACAACAAGAGCAAGTGCATCTTCTTACAGACAAACATTCAAATATCAATTGTCCGGAATTTCTGGAACATTCTCATTGGACGAAATTGCTGTATCTGGATCAAATACTGCTACTGTTGTTGAATGGGACACACCAAACTTGTACTTAACTAAACCAGTAAATCAAAACTTTGCAAATGCCACATCTATTACGGGTTCAACATCTACCGCAACAGGTACGATTGCCGTAATCACAACTCCAGGTTTGCAACCATATACAGGTGACATTCTTTATGTTGAAAATAGAGTGCCCATCTCTAGAGCGGCAGACCAGATCGAAGACGTAAAACTTATCATCCAGTTCTAAACAAACAAAGAAATATAAATGGCTAATCCAGGTGGTGTAGACTTTAATACGAGTCCGTATTATGATGATTTTGATGAAGATAAAAAGTTTGTAAGAGTTCTCTACAGACCTGGACGTGCTGTTCAGGCTAGAGAATTAACACAAGCACAAACTATTCAGCAAACTCAGACAAAGCGTTTTGCGGAATTCTTTTTCAAGCAAGGCGCTATTGTTGAAGGTTGTGAACAAAATTTAGATTTAGGTTTAAATTTTGTAAAATTACAAAATACATATAATGGTAGTGAAGCAAATGTTGCCGCATTTAACGGTAGCATTGTTTACGGCGCAAATAGCGGTATCAAAGCGTATTGCGGAATAGTAACCGACTTAGAAGGTACTGATCCAAAAACTCTTTTTATCAATTACGCAACAAACGGAACTCAAGTTCTTACTGTAAATAATGCTCCTACAACTTTAGTTCCGGGAAATAAAATTACATTTTCTACTGGAAATACTGCAACAATTGAAGCGGCTTATATTGATCCAATTACGGGAACAAATAAAATATTTGTTTCTAACGTATCAGGAACATTGACTACAACAACTGCAAATACAGTAACAAGCACTAGTTCAACTCTTGTGGTTAATGTTACGAACATCACAAACTATACGTCTAATACTGCGTTTGCAAATTCGGAGACAATCTTTACTGCAAACACTTCAACTAGAGCATATGCTAATGCGGCCTCTACAAATGCTATTCGTAATGTTGTAGATGAAGGCTTAGAAACAGAAACCATTTATTACTATGGTTCAAAAATAACTGTTTCTAATGGTATCATTTGGATGGCAGATCATTTTGTCAATCATACAAATCAAACAATTCTTCTTGACAAATATTCTAATGTTCCATCATATAAAATTGGTTTAGTTCCTACAAAATCTTTTGTCGATTACATTGCAGACAACTCATTAGTTGATAATGCACAAGGAACACCAAATTATCAAGCACCTGGTGCGGATAGATTTAAAATTGATTCTGTTCTAACAAAAGTTGCATTAGGTGCAACTACAGATGAAAACGAATTCATCACAGTAACAGAAATTGAAGACGGCATTACAAGAAGGCGCAAAGTCACTACTGTAGATAGTAATCTTGAAGATGTAATGGCAAAGAGAACAAATGAAGAATCTGGAAACTATACGATTTCTGATCCTATTGTTACTGTTCGTGAGCATCTATCAAATGGTAGCAATGGTGGTAGATACACTTCTGGTCAAGGCGGAAACAATAATATTTTATTAGTTGAAGTTGATCCTTTTACGTCATATACTTCTGGATACCGAAATGAAATTATTGCAAAAACTCCAATTGATGTTCAAAAGGGTTTAGCAACAAACTATGTTGACCAAACTAAAACTCAAATTA